ATGCAAGCGATGGATTACTCCAGTGCTGAAATCATCGCCAACCTCATAGCCGAATTGCAATCGCTGCGCCGCCGCGTGGCTCAACTTGAAAGCAAACTATGACCACTACCACTTGGACAATCACACAAACCGACTACCTAGTCGCAGACGGTTTCATAACCACAGCGCACTGGACTGTAAGTGCTGTTGATGGCGACTACACAGCATCCGCTTACAGCACTTGCAGCTTTGCTGCTGCAACCCCTGCTATACCCTATGCCAGCGTTACTGAATCTGAAGTATTGGATTGGTGCTGGGCTAACGGCGTGGACAAGGACGCAACAGAGGCAAGCCTTGCACAGCAGATCGAACTGCAAAAGAATCCGGTAACCGCCGCTGGCGTACCTTGGTAACGGGAAGCCGCTATGGACGAAACTGAAGCACGATTGAATTCACATGAAGCTGTTTGTGCTGAGAGGTACGAACAGATTAGTGCTCGACTAAAAAGATTAGAAGGCATTATGGTGAAAGCCTGTGGTACTTTGTTAGCGGGTATGGCTGCTATTATATGGTCTTTTCTAACACATGTTAGATGAGGCATATAGTAGTATTCTTAATACTAGTAACCCTAGTATATGGAGCTACGCCTAAGCCTATCTGTAGTGCCTCTGACTTTGCTAATGTTGCATACTCTACGAATGACCCTAAAGAGAGAAAAGAAATAACAGAAAAGTGGTTGGATATATATGGAAAGTCTTGTTCTAAAGATCAACTCATCGCTATATATAACGGATTAGCTATGTCTCTAGGGACATCTGATAATATGAGTATTAGAACAAAGATTGAAATATTATATGAAAGGCTAAACTAATGAACAACGAGTCTTGGGTTGCCAAAAATATACAACCAATAACTGTACTATTCTTTTTGTTTAGTTATTTTTGCTTTGCTTTTCTCTCAATCTTTGAGCTTGAGACAAGAGGGGCTTATGTAGATTTGTTGGGACAAGCAATGATTATTGTCATCACCGCTATCTTTACAGGAAAGACTGTTGAGAAAATTGTAGACATTCGTACTAATAAATCCACATAAGGAATACAAAATGGACTGGCTTAAATCTATTGCCCCCACCATAGCCACTGCTTTAGGTGGCCCACTGGCTGGCATGGCTGTCAGCGCTGTAGCTAAGGCTATAGGCTGCGAACCTGATGCCGTACAAGACATTATTAGCAGCAACAAACTCACAGCAGAGCAGGTTGCTTCTATTCAATTAGCAGAGCTAGAGCTAAAGAAACAAGCACAGTCTATGAATCTAGACTTTGCTAAGCTGGTAGCCGAAGATAAGAAGTCTGCTAGAGATATGCAGATTGCAACTAAGTCTTGGATTCCTCCTGTGTTAGCTATGAGTGTGACAGCAGGATTCTTCGGTATATTGGCTGGCCTTATGTATGGACAGATTCAACATGCCCCACAGATTGATATAATGCTTGGTGCTTTAGGTACTGCTTGGACAGGCATCATTAGTTTCTACTTTGGTTCTTCTGCTAGCAGCCAAGCTAAGAACGAGTTGCTTTATAAATCTGCTCCAACTCAAACTGAGAAAACTTAAATGAAATTAAACTTCGATAAGTCTTTTGATTTAGTAATTAAGTCTGAGGGTGGATATGTTAATGACCCTCTTGATAGGGGTGGAGAGACTAACCTCGGTGTTACTAAAGCAGCTTGGATGGCTTATCTAAAAGTTAAAGAACTTCCTGCTAATGCTATGAAGGAATTAACAAAAGATAAAGTTAAGCCCTTCTATAAATCAATGTATTGGGATAAGGTATGTGGTGATGATTTGCCTTCTGGCATTGATTATCTTGCTTTTGATTTTGCTGTTAATGCTGGTGTAGGCCAGTCTGCTAAGTTTATTCAACGGGCTGTAGGTAGTAACGCTGATGGTATTATAGGCCCGGCAACAATGGAGAAGGTTATTAAAACTGTCTCAGTAGATTTACTGGATAGTTTTAATAAACAAAAAGAAAGTTTTTATAAGGACATCGTAGCTAGGAAGCCAGAACAAGTCAAGTTCTTAAAAGGATGGCTTGCTAGGGTGGCTCATATAGATAAAGAAGCAAGAACAATGCTTGTATAATTATGCAAGCAATTCCTGATAAAGTTAACATTTTTGGTAGGAAATATAATATAACTGTTAAAGAACAGCTTGATGGTTCTACAGACAAAGAAGAAACTTTAGGGCAGTGCTTGAATGACAAGCTTGTTATAGAGATAAAGAAAGAGCAACATCCTTTGTTAGAAGCAGATACTTTATTGCATGAGATAATACATGCGTTAGATGAGGTTATGCAGACAAGGATGTCAGAGAGACAAGTATGCTGTATAGCTACTGGTCTTATAGGAGTATTGAAAACTAATACAGAGTTCAATGAGTATTTATATAGGATGACTAGATAATGAGAGAAACCTTCACAGAGCAGCAGCGAGAGATTGTAGCCCGTAAGATGGGCTATGATGGCCCTATGCAAATGTTTGATGAGTATCTAGCATCTACTCCTTCAGACGCTAATAGATATTCAGCCATCACTTCTAAGTATGCTGTCAAGATGGCAGAGGGCGGTGTTGTTAAGATGGACCCCGTTGCGGCAAGTGGCTCGACTTCCTTTGCTGAGGGTGGTGATGGTAAGGGTGGGCCACCTGCTGCTGCTGATGCAACAGGCTCTGACACTATCCCCGTTGCGCCAACAGCAACAACAGCAACGGCTGCGTCAACAGCTACACCCACTGCTGTAACTTTTACAGAAGACACCTCAACAAAAGAAGCAGCAGCAACAGCAATACCCACTACGGATATAAAGAAAGCCACTACACCCACCGCTGTTAAAGCTGGAGAAATAACAGCCGCTACAGCACAGACTGGTGTACAAACAGAACTTGATAAAACTAAAGCTACACAGGGTGTTGTTAGCGCTGGAGCTAAGCCAGAAGCTGCCACTATGGAGCCTACTAAAACGGCTGTCTCTGGCCTTGAAGCAGCACAGGGAGTAGCTACCCAAGTAGTGGCCCCTACAGCGCGTGTGGCTCAGGCTGGAGAGATGGTTACTGGTACAGCAGTAGACCAAGCTAAGGTGGAAGCTGCTCTGGCTAAGAACGTAGCAGCACAAGGCACTGTCACAGAAGAGATGACAACCTCAGGCCAGCTTAATAAGCTGATGGCATCTTTCGATGCTGGCTCTCCCCCGCCTTGGGCTGCTGCCTCTATGCGTTCTGTTACAGCACAGCTAGCAGCTAGGGGTCTTGTTGCTTCTAGCTTAGCTGGTCAAGCCCTTATTCAAGCTGCTTTAGAATCCTCTGTTCCAATTGCCGCAGCAGACGCTAAAGTATTTACAGAAATGGGACTCGTTAATCTGTCTAATAGACAGGCTATGGCTATTGAGACAGGCAAGCAAAGAGCAGCTTTCCTTGGTCAGGAGTTTGATCAGAACTTTCAAACTAAAGTATTGAATGCTGCTAAGATTTCTGACATAGCTAATAAGAACTTTGATGCTAGTGTAACCATTGCACTAGAGAATTCTAGACTAGCTAACAGTATGGGCATTGCCAACCTATCAGCAAAGAATGCTATGGTGTTGGCTGAGGCTGCTCAGATTGCCAATCTTGAGACAGTTAATCTAAACAATAGACAGCAGGTTGCTGTTGAAACATCTAGAGCTTTCTTGGCTATGGATTTGAAGAACACAGACATAGCTAGCCAGACTAATCTAATTAAAGCTCAGATTATTACTAGTGCTATTATTAGTGACACAGCAGCACAGAATGCTGCTAAGGCTACCAATGCTGCTAATACTCTGGAGGCTGATAAGATTAACGAGACTCTTGCTTTCCAAGCTTCGCAGTACAATGCGTCTGAACAGAATAGAGTAGTGATAGCTAACAACGCTGCTGTTAATGAGATAGCTAAGTTTAATGCTAATGAAGCCAATAGAAGAGAAGAGTTTAATTCTCAGCTTTCGGTACAAATTGATTTAGCTAATGCTAAAATATTGGCTGATGTTTCTACTGCCAACACAAAAGAAGCTAACGCAATTAATGCAGTGAATGCAAAGAATGCTACAGACCTATCTGCGTCTACATATTCCCAGCAGTCTCAAACATATAGAGACTTGTTAGAACTTTCGTATAAGGCAGGAGAGAATGATAAGGATAGATTGACACAGCTAGCCACTGCTACAATTACAGCTAATGCTAGTAAGACAGCGGCTGAGATTAAAGCAGACGCTGATTCCTCTGTTAGTTGGGGCCAACTAGCTTGGAAAATCTTTGACTCCCTTTGATTAAGAATTATTATGCAACACATTAAAAACTATTCCAATAAGATAGAAGCTATCCTAGCTAATAGGAAGTCTTCACCCCCTGTTAAGACTTCTAAATCAAAAGGACTGCTAGCTGCTCCACCTACGAAAGAGAAGTCTTCTAAAGAAGACCCATCACTAAAGATGATAGCTGATTACATTGAAGGCATTAGAGAAGCAAGACAGGAGATTTTAGATGGCAACAAATGAACTAACTGCTGGTCAGGTACTCCAGTCTGTACCAGCGGGTATATCATGGACAGCACCACCTAAGAGTAGAGCATGGCAGAATCCCCCTAAGTATACAAAGCTATCAGACGTAGCAAATACTTATATTTCTAAGCTGTCTTCCAAAGAGATGGCTAATCCTGTTTTAGACGCACTAGAAACTAAAGCGCCTTTGGCTTCTTTAGCTGAAGTGATTATGCTTAGTGGAGTACAAAAAGGTATTCATACACTGGACACAGGTATTCTTATTATGCCTGTCATCATTGAAATGCTTAAGACAGCAGCAATGCTACATGATATTAAAACAGTTACTTATTCTGATGAGTATGATAGTATGCGTACCATTCCAACAAGAGCAGTTAAGATGGCTGTGGCTGATTTAATGAAGGCTCCTATTGAGGAAGCTGAACCTGCTCCTGTTCCCACAGAAATAAAGGCAGGACTAATGCAACGTAAAAGTAAAGTAGAGGTTTAATATGGGTATGAATTGGACATCTTTTGGTGGCGGCTTTGCTAAGGCGGCAGTAGAGAGTTTTGATAAAGAAGAAGAAGATGCTAAGGCAAGAGCGGCTCTTCAGGTTAAAGGCTTGTATGAAAACTATGCTAATGTTGTTAAAGAGAATCGTACTATATCTAACGATGTTAAAGAAAAGATTAATGTAATCAAAGGCTTTGCTCCTGACGCTAGTCCTGACCAGCTTGTTTCTCTTGCACAAGACAGGGGAATATTGGACATGCTGTACACCAGAATGAAAGACAAAGACTTTGATGCCACTGGATTCAACATCAATAACTTTGTTACAGCATCCAAGTCTGATTCTCCGTTAACCGCTGAAGAACGTATCAACAAGCTGTTCACTATTCCTGATGCAGTGAACAAAGCTTCTGCTGCGTTTAAATCCATTGCTCCAGAACCTGCTGAAGGAGAAGGCTTTCTGTCGGGTATGATGAAGAAGTCTGGACTGCGCGGTGCTCAATCAGGGATAGCAAAAGCTACTGCTGCTTATGGTGTGTCTCTGGAGCAATTACAAGCTGCTAAGGAATACACCAGAACTATTACTCCTTCTGGCGCACAATATGATCTTAGTATTCTTAGGAATAAGAAGACCTTTCCTGAGGCTAAGGATGCTGCTCAACTGGATATTGTTGAGGCCAAAGCTGCTTTTGATAAAGACCCCTCTAATCCAGAAGCAGTTAAGAAGCTAGCAAAGGCTACAGCAAATGTAGCCACCTTCGTTGCTATTGAGGGCATGGGTAAGGCCGGTATTAAGAAGACTGAAGATGATATCAGGACTGAGCTTGTAAACAAAATACAAGACCCTAAGACTACACCAGAACAGAAGAAGGCAGCAGAGCTTGAGCTTGAGCAACGACAAGTGCTGTTGAGTAAAGATAGTGCTGAAGCAGCAATCTTAACTAATCTTATTAACAAGATTCAAGACCCTGACACTACTCCGAAGGAAGCAGAAGACCTTAAGGTTAAGCTCAATCAGCGTAGAGCCTTGATGGCTAAGGATGCCCCAGAATCCAAAGTGTCACAGACCAACTACATTGCCATTGCCAGCAGGGCTGTTGCTTCTGCTGTGACAGAGGCATTGCCACCGGGTTCTTTGACCACCACTGTTAATCCTGATGGCTCTGTGCAGATGATGCCTTCTGACTTGGTTAAAGGGCCGCGCTTCACTGCTGCCATCAATGCAGCTAAGTCTGGAGTGGCTAGACAGTTCACTGACAAGGACGGAAAGCCTTTATCTGAATTCCATAAGAATGCTCTTATCTCTGTGAACATCATGCCTGACGATCAAGGTAGATTTATTGTTTCCCCAGCAACACCAGAGCCAGCAGCAGCGCCATCACTAGTAACAAGGCCAGCAGCACCAGCAGCACCAGCAGCACCAGCAGCGTCTATTAGACCAGCAGGGGTTAGGTTTACTGCTGAGCAAGAAGCTATAGTTGTTAAAGCTGAAAAGGCTATCGCTGGTGGAGCATCAGTAGCATCAGTTAAACAGCGTCTGAAAGATAGTGGAATTCCGGGGTTCTAATTTATGGCTTATGATATTTCCTTTGATGACTTGATTCCAAGTAAACAGAAGACAACAGATATTTCTTTTGATGATTTAATCCCAAAGAAATCTACTTCTCTAGTTACTAGACCAGACCAGCAAGCAAAAGATAAAGAGGCTTTGTCTGTTCTTCAAAAAGAAAAAGAGAAAGCCTCTATTGCTCTTTCCGAAGCCCAGCGTCTTAAGGACAAAGCTAGAGAAGACAGGGCTGTTGCTGATGTTCAATCATTAGATCGTGAGATAGCTGTTACAGCTAAGAGGGCTGGTGTAGCCACTGCTGAGCCTGTAGCTGTAGAGCCTACACTTCCAGCAAGAGACAAGCAGGTTCGTACAGCTTCTCTTTATGATATTAAAGCTGCTCCTGTAGAAACTAAAGTAGCAGCGGCAGTGGCTCCTTCTGTGCCTGATGAATCTAGAGTATCAGCAGCCTTCAGCTATAAATCTAAGCTTGCTGAATCCTTTGATACTAGAACAAAGGCTATGCAAGCAAAGGTAGAGCAGGAAAGATTAACAGAAGAGAAAAAGATTCCTTTCGATGCCTTGATACAATCCCCTGCGCTGAAGAAAACAATTGATGAGTATGTACTAGCTCGTTTTGGTAAGAGCGAATTGCAGAAGCCTGATGAATCTACAGAGGATTATGTTAATCGCTTTGCTCAGCAGATGCGTTTCTTAAAGTCAGCTAATGTAACAACACTGACAGGAGAAATGCAGGTTCTAAATAGCGCTAAAGATGAAGATAAATTAAAGATAGGCGCTGCCTATGCTTTGTGGGATAACGTAGCAGACCCGTCCTTCATCACGGCTGGTGGTAAAGGACAAAAAGGATTTAGACCAGTAACAGATTCGTTACTAGCTATGTTCACAGACCCACTCACTTTAGTATCATTGGGAACAGGGAAGATGCTTGCTACCCCCATTCAAAAGGCTGTAGCTGAGCAGGGTCTTAAGAAAGCCCTAGTCAGTAACTTAGGCAAGGTAGCGGCTGTACCGGCTGTAGAGGCAGCACAGGGAGTAGGTTCTAATACTCTACAACAGAAGGCAGACTTAACTATTGCTGCTGCCCAACTGAAAGCAGCAGAGGCTAGGTTTCCTAGTCTTGAACCAGAACAACAACAAGAATTGCAACCACAACTGGACGCACTTAGAAAGAAAGTAGAAGAAGGAATCAATGTTAAGGAAGCAGTTATCTCTGGAGTTGTCAGCGGTGTCATGGGTTCGGCTGAAGCTGCTGGTGTTCTCAAGGCAGGTAAGAAGCTAGGCGGTGGTCAAAGCAGTTTGGATGAAATCTTAGCTAGAAAAAGAAAAAACTTAGGACTACCTGAGCTTACACCAACTCCAAAAACAAAAGAGGGAGTATTAGCTGATGTTCAAAAACGAACAGAGCCTACACTAGAAGTTAAGGCAACTACAGGAACAGAGAAACAACTAGAAGATGACTACGATATCTTTGAAGGCCGTAACCTGCTAGACAAACAAACGATAAACCTTGAGGGGTTATCAGGGACGGAGTATGAGAAAGCCTTCGCAAAGAATGAATCTGCTGTAGCGCAGATGCAGGTTAGAAAAGAGATCAATAGAAAAGCCACACAGCTTGCACAAGAAGTGTGGACTAGTCTGCCTGAGTTTGCTCCTAAGCAGGGAGAAAAGATATCTGATGCAGTTAAGAATGTGTTTCTTAATATAGACAGTGTTGATGATGTTGCTTTGAAGGATGCGTTTGCAAAAGCAAATATCACTCCTGAAGAGTTTGCTCGTATGAACAGAACCACAGTGAGTGATGCAGCCAGCACAATGCAAAGCTATTCTGTTCTAGCAAGGATACAAAATAAGCTGAAGAGCATTGACCCTGCTGCTGCTAAAGAAGTAGACCTGATGTATGGTAATAGGAATGCCATTACTGATTCATTTGGTTTTGTTAAAGATATGGGCATGCGGCTGGATAAAGAACTGAAAGCCTTGATGGTTTCTCAGATAGCCACCACTGTTCGTAATGCCTACTCAGGTCTAACTGTGGTTACTTTTGGAGCAGCTTCAGAAGCTATAGAGTCTGCTCTTTATAGGGTGGGTAAAACAGGCGCTGAGATATATACAGGAAAACCCGTCACTGGTTCGTTTACCAATGGTGTTAAGGGTGTGTGGAATGATGCATTTAGAACAGCCTCTTATCTGTCTGATGCTGGTCTATCCGCTGATGTAGCAGAGAAACTGCTAGCGGGTTCGCCAACACTGAACAGCCTAATTCTTAAGACTGCTGGTGAGGCTGGCGATCAAGGCTTGTCTAGAGTGGGACAGATTGCTAATACCTTTAACGTGGCACAGGATGCTTTCTTTAGAAGGGCCATCTTTGCTGCTAATGTAGAGAAGCAGTTAAGCCGTGTTGGCATAGACATGTTTGATGTGTTGGCACAAGATAAGAACATTCCTTTGGACGTTCTCAAGAATGCTACAAATGAAGCGTTACTCGCTACATTTAGTAAGATGCCTACCAAAGGGCCGGTTTATCATGCAGTTAAATTTGTTGAAGAGCTTGGCCCCTTAGGGTCAACGCTGATACCTTTCCCTCGCTTCATGGCTAATGCTATGGAATGGACAGCAACACACAGCCCAATAGGTCTTGTGTCGGGTTCCATTGATGTGGCTAGCACAGACTTTAATAAAAGAATAGTAGGGCTGGAGAAGTTGTCTAAAGGAATTGTAGGCACAGGTGCAATTCTTGCTGCTTATAACTACAGGAAAGAGAATCAAGACACAGAGTGGTATGACGCTAAGAATACTGATGGTAGCTTGGTAGACACTAGGGCATTCTTCCCTGTTGCTCCTTTCCTAGCATTGGGTGACTACTTGGTTAAGCTAGAAAATGGAACCACAAGCGAATTCAAAGCTAAAGAATTACTTGAGGCAGTAACTGGATTTAAAATGCCAGCAGGTACAACTAACTGGCTAGGTGATCAGTTTGCTACAGCAGCATCTAATTGGCAAGCCTCTGCAACCGGAGAAGATGTTGCTCAAAAGAAAGTAAGTACATTCTTTGGTGAGTGGGCTGGTCAATACTTTGGTAGAGCGCTTATTCCTCTCCAGCAATTGAGCGATATTATTGGTGCTGTTGATAGAAACGAAACACTACCTCGTTCTGCTTATGAAATTAAACAGGGTGAAGAAGGCTTTATTCCATCTGCAAAGAATGTACTGATGTCTAAAGTACCTGTGTTGAAACAAGAACTGCCAGTGGCACAGCCGGTAACAAAGACTGAAGCTTCCTTCAACGATGCTGGCTTGCTGAAGATGTTTGCCGGTATCTCTATCAAGGTTAACCCAACTCCTTTTGAGAAAGAGATAACTCGCCTCAATGTTCCTTACAATAAACTATTCACCACTACAGGTGATAAGGTTGTTGACAGACAAGCTAAAGAAATCCTTGCTCCACAATTGATAACTTCTTATGAAGCTTTGACAAGCACTGACTTCTACAAGAACACCAACAAAGACCTCCAAAAGATAGCACTGGAGAACACACTTGCTGGTGTGCAGAAAGAAGCTAAGGCTGTTGCTGTAGATATGGCTAGAGCAAAGGCCATAGAAGGTGGCTTAGGGGCTGCGCGTGTCATAGAGAATAGATATGCAGCCAAACCCGCTGAAGTGAAGCGTCAGGCCGCTGCTCTGTACAAACAGAATACAGGCAAAGACCTTACTGAGACTGGGGATTATGAGGCAGGGCTAGCCTATGCTACAGCAGTACAGAACATCCTTAAGCCTAGCACAAAGAAAGCCATTGGTGGCGTAGTGGGCTATGCTGGTGGTGGTCTTCTAGCTAAGAAGCTAGCTGGAGAAACTATAGAGCGAGGCATAACTAAGATTGGTGGTGACTTGCTACAGCAGATGGATAATATGCTGGGTAAGAAAGTTGGCACAGAAATTGAAGAGACTGCTGCTGCCCTCAAGGCAACAAAAGAAACTGCTTTAGGTAAGAGTGTGGTAGAACCTATTGAATCTATTTCATCTACTAAGCGTCCTGTCTTTCGGCCTACATCTACTTCAAAGGTTGTAAAAGACGAAGGGCCATACTTAGGTGATGTGGAAAGAGAGGGACGTTTCGTAGACGCTCCTGAGCCTATCCTTCCCAAAGCGGAAGTACCGGCAGTAGAAGAAGTTCCTGTATGGAAACAACAATACGATCTGTATAAGAAGTATGAAGCACAGGGAGAAGACGTTGGTGACTTCGACCCCGATACTCCATTCTCTTGGAACAATCCTGAGAAAGCTAAACCGGTTGTAAAGCAAGAGAGAGAAACTATTCCTACTCTCCCTGAATCTAAAGTTGCTCAAGGAGACTTAGATGCTACATCTTTTGCAAGACAAGGCCCAAGCGTTAGAAAGCAAGTGCTTGCTACTATACGCCAAGCTAGGACAGATTCCTTTGATGCGCTAACTAATCTTCCCAAGGTTAAAGAACTACCGGATGTTGAGGATGTTATTGCCGTGGTGCAGGGTGACTTCCGTATCAAAGAAGGAAGAGAAATAAACCCGTCTAAGGCTGAGGATATTGGCATTGTCCAAGATATGGCAAGTAAAGCACAGAAGAAACTAGACGCACTGAGAGAAGAGTACAAAGATACTCCACCAGTAAAACTATATCATGGTAAAGCTGCGTATGCGGCTGAGCCTACTACTAGATATAAGACAGGATTCTTAGACCCACAACAGATAACTAAATACCATAGTGAAATGGAAGTGGGTGGTACATCGTTCACTAGGGATTTAAATTTAAACTTTGAGTCTCCTGTTTTTGGTGGGCCTAATGCGGATAAGATTGTCTATACAGAAATGCCATACGCTGACTACATGTTTAAGAGAATTAACATGGCCCCCACAGCGTATGAGAATAAAAACTTAAATATTATTGCTCAGTCTATTAACGGGTCTGATAGGGTTGTGCGTCCTGTTAGTCTTCCAAGGTCTTCTAACTTTAAAGAAACAGAAGACATGGTTACAGAGACGGACAAGCTTCGTCCTGAAGGTAAGGGTACAGGTAATCAATTAGAAGTTAGATCAGCAGCTAACGATGTTACTCTTTCCGCTGCCAACCCTGAGAAAGTATCTTTGCTTGGAAAAGGTGGAGATAAGAAGGGATTTATTAATCGTGTAAGGGAAGAAACAAATATCAAGGATAGGATTATCAGTTTGAGTTCTGACCTCTACACAGAGAAGGGTGGTGTTGCTGCCAATAAGATATATAAAGAGATAAAGAATCTTTTTAATAACTATATGGAGAAGGCTGATATCACTTCAACTAAAACTGGCATGGGTCAGAGATATCACAATGAACTAACTAACCTAAATATTCTTAAAGGAACAAACGATTCTATTCTTACTGATGAATTGTTGAACACAACAAGTAATATCTTAGAGAAGCAGGGGTCTAAAGAAAAGGCTATGTTGCTACGTTCTTTAGGTAAAGAACTAAAAGTATTGGGGACAAGCTGGTCTGGTGATGCTGCTGGTCAAGTTAAGAATGTTAACAATATCAGAGAGCTAACCCAGAAGCTAGCCAAGGGTGGACTAGTGGAAAGAAGATGAGGAAAGGGGGATTAGCCCCCTTCTTTATTTCCTTGATCGTTTGATAGGTAGCACCAGTGCTAAGACAATCATTGCTACAAAAAGCCCCCATATTGCTAAGGTAGGAGATAAGACTACCCACCAATCCCAATCAATAACATTGAACAGTTTAGCTGCTACAAATATCAGCGTGAGCAGATTAAAGAAATTTAAATTAAGAGTCATGTTGTTCCTGTGTTGCTGGTTTGTCCTATTGGAATTGAACCAATGACCTACAGCTTAGAAGGCTGTTGCTCTATCCAACTGAGCTAAGGACAAATGGTTTAAGCCTTTTGCTTTATTGCAAAGATATTTTCAAAGTAGCCTCTGTCAAAGCCTCTCTGCCATTCCTTACCCTGCACTGTGCTAGGCTCATATTGATTAGCAAGCCAGCCCTTGTAAAAGGCATTCCTTCCCTGATCAAATTGAATCCGTAGAGGGGCAGTTCTTTCTGATTTCTCAGTCATGGTTTATCCTTTAGTTGGTCAATCTTTATGTTGTAGCAATCGCTCTTAACTGTATACCCATTAGATGGGTCTATAGTTCCCTTCTGCATGAACACAGCATCCTTCATGTATTGATCTTTATTATACACACCTAGATACCAGCCCACAGAGAAGTCATTCTTCACACGAACAAAAGCGTAGTAGTCACAGTCTTGCTTTGTATTCAGCGCAGCAATAGAGCAGTCGTAAGAAGGCAGAGGGACATAGCCCGTCTGCTTAGTCTTTACATCTATCTTAGTTCCATTATCCAAAACTAAGTCATAGTCGTAGGTGTTACATAGTTTTCCACCTAGCACTTGCTGGGCAATAGCCTCACCAATGAAGCCAGCAATATTGCCAGCCCCTCTGATGATGCTATTGCGAAGCTGTCCCATCTCAGCAGCCTTGTCTCTGGCCTCGACCAGCATGGCTGGAGATATGACAATCTCTATCATCTAACTGGACACGCACCAGAAGCACAATCGTCATCTAACCCAATGGTGGCTTCACCCACCTGTGTGATTAGCCTAGTGGATGCTACCAATTCATCGTATTGCTCTTTGGTAATTTCCTCTAGCGGCGCTTGTTTAAAGCCATGCTCACTGTGCAGCAAGAAAGACAAGCTCTTGTGTGAGCCTTTGTAAAACTTCTTCAGATACTTCTTAATATCTGGAAGCTCTTCCTTCTTGTAGTACACGGTACAGCTAACGCTGTTGTCGCTCCAGTTCTCCTGCAACCAGCGAACAGTATCAAGCTGCGCCAGTGCATCCACTTGACTAGCCAATGTAGCCACCTCAGAATGTCGGAAAGGGAACGATACAACCACTGTGCTATGGTCAGTAGAGCCATCGAAGTTCTGCTGATACTCAACAGGATATCCGTGGTCACGACAGGTCTGCACCAGCGAATGGTTAGCACTGATACGGATACGTCTAATCATGTATCGCGCATAAGCTGGATGACATCCCGGTGTAACACCCGGTAGTAGGGACAGGGTTCCGCTGGGCTTAATGGTGGTAAGTTTGATGGATTTATTAAACCCATTCTTAGCACTGTATTGCTCGTCATAATCCCTGAGGTAGGTGTAGGTATCCTTGAGCCAGCTAAGCTGCTCTGGAGTGCTTTCCAGTACCCCTGTGATGCCAATACCCATACGCATGTTCTTGTTCACAATGGCTTCTGTCGAATCAAGGTGGCAAGGAAGTGACAAGCTATGCTTGTTGATTCGGTATAGCAATGTTGCTATATCCATCAACTCTTCCTGAGAGGTAATATTAGGCAGGAATATTTCTGCAAGGCAACAGGTTTCTTTGTCAGCCAAGCTCTGTTCTGCACAGGGGTTATATCCTTGCACATCAGGGTCAGGATATTGAGTCTCGCCCAAGCGACCAATCTTACGCGACAAACGTAGGTTAATCAAACCATAGGGTTCTCCCTTACCTTCATAGCCATCCCAAAAGAATTCATGCAGGTCTTCAATGTCATTACAGACAACGCTGTTGTTTGACATTGCTCTCCACGAAGGAATGTTACCCATGTCCCAGCGCTTAGCCAACAAGAATTCAACATCATCAGGGTCACCAATAGCAATCTGAGCGGAACGGCGTACATTGCCAGCCACCACAACAGCACCAATGATATTCATAATGTCCAAGCAATCAATGGGACGGAGCTTGCGACCAGCACGGCGGGACAGGATATCGCTAACCTTGCCTATGCCCCACACCAAGTCTTCAGGGCCGCTGGCAGTGCCTCCAAAGCCCTTAATGGGTGCGCCCTTGCTGCGGATAAGCTGTGTGCTGTAGGTGAAGGTTTGATTACCGCTGCGGTGAGATAAGAAAGCTGCC